CATAGATGGCTTGAATGGCTGGAAACAGTGTTTGTAGTCTTAATGATCTTCCTTCTTCCTCTGGCATCTTATTTCATCCTCTTAGCTACTTTGTGTGCTTCCTTCTGTGCGCGCTTGAATCCGTTCTTCATCCAGCCACCACCTTTCTTTTTGTACTTCTTAGCAACCTTCTTGAATGCTTTACCGTACTTGATAGAGTATGCAGAGGCTTTCCGCTTTATCTTTTTCTCAATCGGTTTCCCTACCTTATGAGAAATTTCTTTGGCGGCAGTCTCAGAGACACCTGAGGCTTCTAAGAGCACTTGTATCAAAGCGCACGTTGCGCAAGCCATAGTATCATGCCTCTGCTGTGGATTGTATTGCAATAGCCATCCAGTCCTTGGTGGATAGTTTGACTACTCTACATCGAATTCTAGCTGTTACGTACAAATCTTGAGTCCCAACAGCAAACCCATCATTACCAGTAGTGAGATAAAGAGTATCATTGACAACTAAAAATGCTTCAGATAAACTCGAAGGACCGAAGTTATCGGGGAAGAAGTCTGATGAAGTAGTTCCGATGTTATTGTTTTCATCAATGGAAATCGCCGAAGATGCAACCAGAGCCTGGCTATCTGCTCGAACTAATGCCACACCCGGATTTAAGTCGGTTAATTGAGTGGTCACTGAACCGTTAGCACCTAAGAATGCCCCGACACTGCCCCCATAAAGAGAGCCTCTTTGAACAATAAAGTCCACAGATTCAATTGCGATCGCTTGTCCAGTTGGGACATTAACGTAAGCAGATAGATCCACGCTGGATTGAGTTCGAGTTCCGTTGGCTTGTAATGCCACCATTGTAACGGTTTCAGTCAGGTAGAAAGAGCCAGTCATTGCTTTGGTCATAACCATTCTAAGGCAATCCGGTGTATAAAGTAAACTTAGTGTAGCCCCACACACCTCACTTCAAATCTTCTTTAGGGTGAGGCATACTCTTACCATCCATCCCCGCCCACCTCCTCATTATTTTACCTACCTTATATTGTAGTAAGTTGTTTTACTACACTAGTGCGTGGGTAGGTATATACCAAACTACTCGCTCGGATGTCCTGAAGGGTATCGACATGAAGGTCCAAAAAATAGTGAGTTTAGATGAAAAGACTATGAGAATTAGTCAGAAAATGGAGAATTTTAGCCTATGGGTGAGGGTTGGCTTAAGGAATTATGAGGTCGGTACTGATCTAGCCTCTGAATCAATGTTGAAAATGCGATGGTCCAAGGTCGCTCACCTCTTAGCTACAGCAATGGTGGACCATTCCATCGAACTCGATTCCGAATATCAGGGGACAGTGAACGAATTAATCCACAAAGCGATAAAAGAAGCCAAGCAACAAAGAACTCTGGAGGAATTCGATTGATAGATTTAAAATATGTTTTAGCAAATAGCACCGACATGAAACAATGTAAAGAATGCGCGGCAGTGTGGTTCTTATTCAGACATGATAATAATAAAGCGTATTACAGGCTCGCTCCTGAAGCACCAGTTGATTGCAGCCAGTGTTCTGTAATTGATACTCTTATTGAAGCGGATTGCATACTTACAATGGAACAGTGGATTGAGATTGAATGAGAATAGTCTTTGATGTTGATGTGAAGCAATGTGTTGTACGTGGATGCTTCACTTTCATTTCACTTTGTGATGGTCGCAATATGATTCGATGTGCGCGCTGTGTTCGATTAAAGAACACCAAGGTAAGGAAGAAGGTCGGGGATTTGAAGTCCAATGAGTAAATAGATCAAGCGTTCTAATCTCTGAACTCTTTTCTCAAGCTCTTCAAACAATAAATCAACCCCAACTAATTTCCGAAGGCGAGTCAAAATCAAAACCCCAAAGAGATCTATTAACTACAACATCATAGACATCATATGCAACCATCGCCCATCCTAAAAATGGAATGGCTCTTCCTGCAATCTTGCCACCTATTCTTCCGCCGTATCTTTCTCCAAGAACCGTAGCGCGTGAAGGTAAAGCCTTCCATGTAAAAGCCGGCATTGGATATCCTAGTCTGGTGAATTTAAAAGCGACATCCATATATCGAGGACCCTTTGAACCCAAATCAATTAATTTAATTGCAGGATAAATATTGAAGGATATTGTGCCAAGTCCAAAATAAGCCCAGAGTCCTGCTTCGGCCAACTCTCCCTTCCAAGTTTGTTTATCTCTGTCGATGTCTCGACTTATCTGCCAAGCTAGTTTCAAAGGGATTGAAGTAAAGTCCTGTTTGGCCTTAATCAGATTCCGCATTCCAATCACGACTGTTGCAATTCATATGATCTCTTTAGTCTCATCAAGTATTCTAAATCGGGTTCGGAACCGATTGCAGCTGTTAGATAGAATCTTGCGGCTGGCACATATAACGTTGCAGGAGCAGAGGAAGATCCAGGGACTTGGACAATTCGATAACAATGTAATCTATCAACCGCGGTTGGTTCTCCTGAAGAAAAGTCCTTTGACCATTCAGTGTGTAATGTATCAGGTAGTTGGGTAAGGTTAGTATTATGAGTCATTAATCTAAACTGGCCAAAGATGATTTGAGTTCCATCATCTGAAGAACCCATCATTCCATACATTGAACCTTGAGCATCATCAAGAGATACTAAACCCGAGAACCTAACTATTAGGCTCGGGTCGATCTCTTTAGTTGTGATTAAGTCGAGAACAATCATTGATTTATTGGCTGTATCATCATTGACATAAAGGCCGGGGTCTTGAACTGTAATCCCTAGAGGGTAAAGAGTATCATCATCCATTGCCATCTTCGATAAGTCGATAGTCGAATGAGTCCAACAATAAGGCCTAGGAACTGCATTCACTACTACGGTTTCAAAATTCCATGATTGGTTATTAGTATGGGGATATGCCAACCAAATCGCCGCAGCTGGATCATAGATGGCTTGAATGGCTGGAAACAGTGTTTGTAGTCTTAATGATCTTCCTTCTTCCTCTGGCATCTTATTTCATCCTCTTAGCTACTTTGTGTGCTTCCTTCTGTGCGCGCTTGAATCCGTTCTTCATCCAGCCACCACCT